CGCCGCTGACTTCCTGACCGTGTGAGGAGACACGTCGAAACGCCCTGCGGGGCGTCCCGTACCGGGTGGCACCCGGGCGGCTGATGAGACAAGCCACACAAGGAGAAACACCATGAACACCGAACTTGACTGGATCGACAAAATGCCCGCCGTACTGCATCGGTGGCACGAACTGACAAGCTCCGAGCAAGAAGCCATCGCCCGAGTCGTCAACCGCATGGCCTCGCTTCCGCTGAACGATGGCGAGTGGCAGCGCTGCCGTGAGTGGCGCAACACTTGCACGGTCGGCATCGAGGTCCGGCGCGATCGTTGGTAGTGTCGAAACGCCCTGCGGGGCGTCTCGGAACGGGTGGCTCCCGTCCGACTGATGAGACAAGCCATACAAGGAGAAACACCATGAAGAACCATATGCACGACTTCCCGATTGAGTACCTAGAGGAAATCCGCGACACTGTGCGCGGTGAACTGCTCAAGCCGCACCTACTGACCGTCAAGCAACAAGCCGAAAACGGCATCGCACTAGCGGAGGTCACGGCTGAACTGGAACGGCGGAAGTGATGCGCCGAGTCTGGGACGCCCTCTTTATCGTCTGCGTCGTCACGTCGCTGACCCTTTCCGCCGTCGTTATCTACAACAACGTCACGGACCCGGAAGTCTGCTGGGCTTCCTGCTGAACCGTGCGGGTGACCTACCCCCTCCTCTCCCTGAGGGGGTAGGCATCCCGGACTGTTCAGTCCCAACTAACCCAAGGAGAAATGCAATGACCACTACCGAGAAGCCGAACCTAATCCTTCGCCTTAAAACGACGGTCGGGGCCGGTTGGTATGACGACACCCCGCAGGCGGAGATGATTCAGCAATTGGAGCGAGCGCTTCACTTCGCAAAAATGAATCTGTCTATGCGGGAGCAGTATCAGGTCCGTGAGGACCTAGAAGCGGTTCGCAACTACCAAGCGAACTGAACCGTGCGGATGTCCTACCCCCTTCGGGGGGTAGGCGTTCCGGACTGTTCAGTCCCAACTACCAAGGAGAAATGCAATGCAGTTTCAAGAAGTGACATTGAAGTTGGCATACGACAACTTCGGCGGTTCGTCGCGGGCCGTCGATGCCGTCCTGAACGCCTTAGCGCGAGAATATTCCGGCATCGAACTGACGGTGCTGGATTACGAGGCCCGGGACCTGCATCTCGTGCCGACCGAGGAGGGGTAAACGGTGCGGGTTGTCTCCGACTGGTCCCCGAGGGGGTGGGTCGGGGGCTTCCCCGGACTTTTTGCGCCGCCGTCAGCGGGGTTGTCTCCGACTGGTGGTAGGGTGAGTTCGCGTGGCCTCTGCGCCCTGTTCGCTTTTTCTTTCTCCTTTGAGCGGACTGGGGTGCGGGGGCCACGCCCATTTTTATCCTCATTTTTGGGCTTCGATAAAGCTTGTCACCGGACATACCGTGAGGGTCCCCCCGGCGAGCCTTAGCGAGCCGGGGACCCGATGTCTCGTAAACCCTGTCAGCGGATCGTTTGTCTAGGGGGGTGTCAGGGTTTACGAAACCGGGGTTTTCCCTTTGTTTGTATGGGATTAAACCCTGTCAGCGACCCCCTGTCGAAATAGGGGCGTTGACAGGGTTTATTGACAGGGTTTAGAGACTCTTTTCAGTACGTCCGTAGGTCGCCTTGTGTCCTCGCCCTCCGCCTTCGTTGTAAACGAGGAACCCTTCTCGGACGCCTTGTGCGAGCATGTCGCGGGTCCGTCGCACTCCTGCCCCGCTGTAGTGGGTCGCTTCTGCCGGGGTCATCGGCCCGTGCTTCTCTATGGCGTCCAGTAGGTCGCGCAGGTTGCCCCGTTCCTGATCGTTTTGCAGGGTCGATAGGCGTAGGGCGGCGGACTCGTACTTGGGGACCGAATACATTTCCAGCTTCATCGGGCGCCCCGCTTCTGCGTCTCGCATCTTGTCGAAGTGCAGAGTGATCTCGGGGAGTTCGGCGTCCCGGGTCACGAGGATGGAACTGTTGACGGTGGATTGGTAGACGGATGAGCCGCGTGGCCCGTTGGCGACCGACTTGCCGGTGTGGTGGACGGCGAGGACGGTGGCGGGTGCGTCGTTAGCGAGGACAGTGAGCGCCGTCGTGATCTCGGACATTTCTTGCGCCGAGTTCTCATCTATGCCGCCGCTGAACATATTCAGGGTGTCTACGACGATGAACGTGAACCCGTTCTCTCGGACGTAGCGGGTCAGCCCGTCTAGCGTGGCCTGATCTCGGAGCGAGTGCCCGTAGGCGTCGCTGAACGTGATGTTTTGACGAGGGTCAAGGTTCGGGTGCTCATGTAGCCACGCTGCGATGCGTTTCTTGTAGCCCCGGATGCCTTCCCCGACGAGGTAGAGGACGTTCTGGCGTTTCGATTCCTGGCCGTACCAGTCGGCCCCGGACGCCAGCGTCAGGGTGAGGTCGATGCACACGAACGTCTTGCCGATGCCGGTTGGTCCGTAGATGGACGAGAACACGCCTTCAGGGATCGCATCCTTTACTGCCCACTCAAGGTCGGGCAGTCGGGAGATGGCGTCTAGGTCAAGTGCGATCGCTTCCCATCCCGTCTTTGATTCTTCGGCGTCGTTGTCTGCGACTGCCGCTTGTTGTTCGCGCACCCATTCTGCCAGTTCGACGGATTGGGCGGCGCGTTCTTGTTCGGTGAGGTGGGTTCGGTATCCGCCGTAGCGGGCTTCTGCTGCCTTGTCTGCGGCTGCGAGGTCTCCGTCGTGGTGGAGGTGGGCGTAGACGTGGAGTGCGTCATACGGCGTCTCTTCGTTGAATATGGGGTCGCTGGAGGTGTGGCAGTAGAACACGCCGGTGGCGACTGCGCCGACGGTGCCGCTTGTGCCTTCGGTTTTGCCGGGGCGGATGACGTGGATTACGCCGTCTCGGTTGGTGTGGCCGATGGTCCATCCGAGTTGTTCTAGGTAGGCGGCGGTGTCGGCGTTTGTGGCGTGCCCGTTGAACCGGTCCCATGCTGCGGGTGATTGTTGGAGTTCTTCTCGGGGTGTTGAGGGTGCGGCTTTTGTGTGGGGACGTAGGAAGTTGAGGACGGTGGCGGGTGCGAGCGGGATGGAGTCCAGCGTCGGGATCGTTCCGGCGTATCCGGGGGTTGGTGGGGCTACGACGAACCCGCCGTCGCCTCTTACGTCGATCCCTTTAGGGAATGAGTTGGCGTTGGTGAACGCTTCGTCTACCCGCATGTAGATATGGCGTCCGCCCCGAGGCGTTGTTACTTGCGGGTAACTTGTGAAGTCTACGTCTCCGAGTTCGGGACGAACCTCTTGCCACGCTTCGTAGTCGTCGATGTCGATGACGACGAGTCCTTTGCCGGTGGCGATCCCGACGTTGCCGTTGGTCTCTACCTTCCCTGCTTTTGTTTGCCAGTCGCTGATCGCTGGCTCTTTCGTTCCCGGCTTCAGAGGAAACAGACGGTCCTTCATTCGGCGTCCTCCTCATCTGCGAGGCTGCACCCGTAGGCGCACGCTGCGTACCCGGCGAGGTCGATCCAGTGGTCGCTAAGTGTGGGTGACGTGTAGGCCCTGGCGATCTTCACCATCACCATCATCATCGCTACGTCAAGCCGGTCGAATTCGCACCCCGGCTTGTAAGCGTTCCAGAGTCGAGCGATGTCAGCGAAGTTGTCCTCTGGGTCCCCGTAATCGTTGTTGCGATCTTGTGTCACCGCATCCAGCGCCTTGTTCAGCACTGTCTCACGGTTGTTTCGTGAAGTCATGATCCCTCCTTTAGAGATGGAAAGGCCCCCGCCGCTTGTGGGTAGCGACGGGGGCCTTCGTGGTGTCCCCTACCTGCCTATGCGATCGGAGGCGCGGTGGGGACGGCGGTCGGGGCTGCCTGCGGCGCTGCGGGCGCTGCTTGTGGTGCTGCGGGCGCTGCCCCGACGGTCATTTCGTAGAGCTTCGCTCGGGTGGGCGAGACTCCGGTGTGGACGATGCGGACCGAACCGCCGATGACGAGCGAGTCCTTGTTCTGCAACGCAAGGTTGTAGAGCATGGCGTTTTCGCACGACACGCGCTGTTCGGCACCGTTGGCTTCTCGGATGGTGATGACCGGAACGTCTTTGTCACCGTCGAAGTTCTTTCCGACGGCGAGGTCAACGATCTGGCCTTCGATGGAGTCGCCAGCGACGGTGAACTTCTTGTAATTGCCACCGCCCATCGGTTCCAGGTTGTCAAAGATGGACATTGATTCTCTTTCTCTTTCTCTTGCTGGGGTTCAGGCGCAGGAGGGTCCTGGCTGATGATCCGCATTTGCGGAGTTCTTTAGCTCTCGCACGTCTGCGAGCGCCGCTTTGTACCCGTCTAGGTACCCGTCGTCATAGGACGACTCGTCGGCAAGGATCGCATCCACCTTCTTGTCGTGCTCCTCATGGGAGATGACGTAGGGCGAGTCGATTACGACGGCGATGATCTCTTCGATGGTGAACTCATCGGGGACTTCGATGTTGAGGGTTTCAAGGTGGCGTTTTGCCTGTACCGAGATGAAGTCAACGATCATGGGTTGCCCACCTTACTGGTGACGTATGTCATTGCAATAGCTCCTTTGGTAGTTCCACTTTGGGTAGCGGGTTGTGGGGCATTGTCGGCTGCCCGAGTAGTTGTAGCCCGATCTCTCGTAGCCAGAGTGCGTCGGCTTCGTCGTCGGTGGCGTCGTGGTCAAGCCCGAGGTGTTGTATCGCTGCGGCTTTCATGGCGTCTTTCTTGGCTGCGCCGCTGCCGGTAGCGAACTTCTTTAGGGCGGTGGGTGCGACTTCGATCCAGGGGGTTTTCATGTCATCCAGGGTGTCTCGGATGAGGTGTCCGAGATAACCCAGGTCCTCACGACCTTGCCGTGATCCGTAGCTGAAACCTTCCACGACGATGAGATCACACGACCAGAGGCGGCTGTAGATTTCGGCGGTGATGACCTTGGCCCGGTACCGTTTCCATTGCTGCGGGTCGAACCGTGCGGGTTTGGTCGGGAACCGGATGGAGTGGGTGATTCCGTCTGGCCTTGCGATGCCAGTGCCGGTAAACGATGGGTCGATTCCGCCGACACTATTTACCTTTTGCCGCATCTCGTTCCGCCCTTAATTTAAGGATTTGTTCTCGGGTCCAGCAGTCCTCATCTTGCTTAATTGCGTACTGTTTGCTGGACCATTCGACTGGCCGTCCCCGCTTCTTGTCACTCATTTGGCCTCATTTCATCGGGCACCTTGAACCCTTTTAGCTTGCCCATCAACCAGTCGGTGACGCTCTTGCGGTTCTTCCCGTCAATCTCTGCGATGAGGTGAGCGTGAAGGTGAGCGTTGATCCTGGCTTTGATTTCGGCCACCGTACCTGAAAGGTCCGTGTCGTCAAGGTAACCCGGGGGGATCAGCAGGTCATCCTCAACGACACGGACCACCTTCCGCCTGGGGGGTGCGGAGGTTTCAGGTTCTCCTTCAGGCAGAGGAGGGCTGCCTGCTGGGGAGATTTCTTTAGCGCCGGGGAACGCAATCGTGATGCACTCAACAATGTCATCGGCTTCCGACATTGCGATCCAGTCGGCTAGCTGCCGGTAGAACAGCAGTTCTCCGGTGGTGAGCGACGGGAAGTTCCAGGTGTGGGCGACGCCTGCGGCGGCTGCGAACCCTTCGACCAGTTTGCGTTGCTCAAAGGGCATTTCTTTGATGCGCTGTTCTAGGCGGCGCACGTCGGCCTTGGGAGCTTGGGGTTCCCGTTCGACAAGCCACTTGTTTGCCCGTTCCATTCGCTGCCAGTCGCCGCCGTGGTCGGGGTGTAGCGACCCGCCGACGTAGACGCTGAAGGCGTTAAGGAATTCGGGTGTGTGTTCGTGCGCCTTGAGTCGTTCCCTGACCGGGCTGCTGTTGTAGACGTATCCCCCGCCGTTCATCAGCTTGTCCAGACCGGTTCGTCAACGTACTTGCGGGCCTTCTCTTTGCCGTTGCCTGCGGCTGCGATGGCTTTGACCCATTCCAGAACTTCCCTGCCGGTTTCGACCGGGAACATGCGCGCCCATTCGGGGGTGACCATGAGTACGAGGGTGCCGATCTCGTTGGGGTCTCCGAGCGTGTCGGACAGGGGGGCGAGGTGTTGCCGTTCGGTGGCGTTCAGCAGGTAGTTGCGGGCGCCTCGGGTCTGCACCCTCGGGGGGAAGGTGGCGCACCATTCAGCCCATCGGTAGGCCGCTAGCTGCGGGGCTACGGCGTCCCCGTAGGGCTTCTGGTCGAACCCTCGGGAGGTGACCGACGAGTTCTTCGTCTTCGTGTCGCACAGCCAGATGCGTTCGCTGGCGAGGGGGCCTGCCCGGAACTTGAGTGCCATGTCGAACCGTCCGCCGACCTTGGCGTAGTCGTTGAACACGGCCTGCTCAATGGCGACCGGTTCGGGCTTGTTTTCCACAAACCATGTGGAAATCTCGTTGATGTACGGACCGAGTTGTTCGTCCTCGGCGGCGGTCAGGGTCGGGCGGTTCTCCCCGACGAGCCAATGTTCGATGACTTCGTGGAGTTTGGTGCCCCGGTCGGTGGCCCGGAGCGGACCCTTCTCGGCGGACGCCTCAAACCGTGCGTTCTTGACTCGCTGGAACGCTGCGTCTGGGTCGGTGGTCGCCATGTGGGCGAGGCTCCCCATGTTTTCGATGACCCATTTGGCGGTGGCTTCGACCGTCCAGTTTTCTAGGACCGGGTTGGCGAGCACTTTGGAGGCGACAGTAGAGGCCGATACGAACACTTCGTCGTTCGGCGCCTTCCTGCCGTTCCATTCGCCCGCCCCGATTGGCTGCTTCATGATGGCTTCCTTCCGAGTAGGAATCTGATAAGGGAGGCCTGCAGTTGGAGGCGACGTGTCTTGCGGTTCGGCTTGAACCAGTCGCTCGGCGGGAAGTGAACGTCACTCTTCTTCATCGGGTGCGCCTTCGCTGAGGAACTGGGTCACGTCGGCCTGCGAATACAACTTCATGTTGTCTCGGGCGAACACGGGTGCAGGGGCTTTGCCTGCTGCTACCCATCGTCCCCATGTTGCTTGGTGGACGCCTGCTTGTTCTGCGGCGGTGGTGCCGCTGATGAGTTCCATCTTCTCCTCCATCTCTCTGCATGACACCTTGCCATGCGGTTTACGCCGAGGTCAAGGACCGTGGTCGGTTGATCCCGGCATGACGGTATGCTACCGTAGCAGAAACCTCACAACACAAGGAGAATCGTGCCCGAATTTCGGAACGCCACATACGAGACCGTCTACACCGAGCTAGACGAGGTGCTCGGCAAATCTGCCAGCGTCCACACCCTGTCGATCAGACTTGCGCTCCCCGAGCGCACCATCCGGTCGGCACTGTCACACCTCTACAAGCGGGGCCTCGCAGACAAGCTCACCGCTAACGTCTGGACCACCGACGTAGACGGTGAACTCCACCCCTACAAGTGCCGCTGCGTCGAATGCGACCCCGACTGGCACCGAGACTTGGCGAGGTTCTAATGCTGCGACCAGAGAACCTACGACGCACCACCGACTCCGCCGAGAAACGAGCGTGGGCAACCAACCCCTCGCTCGCCAAACTCATGGACGAATACATCACCTACCGGAGTGCGATGGGCGACTACAACGACCGGACCGCCATCACCGCCCGACGGCGGCTGATGAAGTTCGCCGCCCACACCGACAAACCCCTTGCCGACATAACCGAAAAGGATGTAAGGGACTGGCTCACGTCGATGGACGTGCGCCCCTCCACCCTCGCCGCCTGCTACTCGGCGCTCAACACCTTCATGCAATGGTCGTGCGACGACGGCGTGATCGACCGGAACCCCTGCGTCAAGATCAAGCGCCCCAAAGTCGTCGTCGGTGAGAACCGGTCACTCACCGCCAGCGAGGTGGAAGCCGTCCGCCACGAGGCGCAGCGGATGAGCGGAGTCAGAGGCCAACTGCTGTTCTCGCTGCTGCACGGCGAGGCGCTGCGAGTTGCCGAAGTCGCCGCCATCCAAGTGGAAGACATTGACTTCGACAACAACTCGCTGTACGTCCGAGGCAAGGGCTACCAAGGCAAGCGTTCACGGCGCGTCCCGATGTCGCCCAACACCGCCAAGTTCGCCCGCCGCTACATGCGGCTCCGTAAGCACGGCGAACGGGGTCCCCTGCTGCGCAAGCAGAGCAGCGACGAGCCGTTGAACGTGTCCCGCATCGGAGAGATCGTGACCTCGTGGATGCACCGGGCCGGTGTCAAGCAAGGCGCCTTTGACGGCGTGTCCGCTCACGCCCTGCGGCACACGGCAGCGGAGGAGATTGCCGCATCGACCGACAACGTGCGTATCGTTCAGGCGATGCTCGGTCACAAGAACCTCGCCACCACCCAAACCTACCTGCGACGAGACGTTGACGGTTTGGACGACGTACAGGCGGCGCGCTTCTCGTGAGACGACTAGCTCCCCTGCTTCTTTTGGCGTTGTCGTGCACCCCCGACGACCCGTTGCCTGCGGCGCCTGATTGGTCGCCTGAGCCGGTGCGGGTGGATTTGCTGGTGCCAACCACCACGACCACCACAACGACCACCACAACGACTACGACGACCACCACGACGACGACGACGACTGTCCCTGTCGTGTTCTACCCCAATGTGGAGCGGTGGCGACCAGCCGTCACGGAAGCAGTGGCCGCATTCGGGGGTGACGAAGGTGACGTAACAAGGTTCCTTCGAATCATGCAATGCGAGTCGTCAGGACGGCCAACCGCCGTGAACCCTACCAGTAGCGCATCGGGCCTGATGCAGCATCTGCCCCGCTACTGGCCCGACCGGGCAGCAAGGGCAGGCAGGCCAGGGGCTGACGTGTTCGACCCTTACGACAACATCTGGGTGTCGGCGTGGCTGGCGCTCGGACCGGCAGACGGCCACGGTCGAGGATGGCACCACTGGGTGTGCCGCTAGTACCCTCGCCTCCAAAGGTACTTGGCGAGAGCGATGAGCCGTGCCGGGTCATCCTTGCAATGCCCGATCGCTAGGTTGCAGGGGCTGCAAACCAGTCCACGGATTTTGCCTGATTCATGGCAATGATCGACCACAAGCCTTTCAGCGTCGTCCTTGCAGACGAGGCACCGCCCCTGCTGGGCATCGCATAGCTGCTCATACTGAGCGAGGCTGATGCCATACCTCATTTTGAGGTTGTGGTCTTTCATGTACTCCCGCTGGCAGTCGTCGCATCGGTTATGTATGCGCCTGCCGAACGTGGGAGAAAGGGTGTAAGCAGAGGGTCGTCTGCGACGCTTACAAGCGACGCAGCGTTTCTGCATTGGTCAGGCTAGCGAGACCAGAATCCCGCAGAGCGTCAGGAGGATCGTGGCGAGAAGCCCGATCTGCCATCGCAGATGCGCACTCATCTGCTCTAGTGCTCGCTCTACGGTGCGGTCGATCCGCTCAACGTCGTCGTAAAGACCTTGTAGCTCGGTCTCCACAACAGCGATCCGTTTGTCTAGCCCGTCCATGCCATCGTCTGCTTTTACTTGGCTTCCTCACGGATTTTGCCAAGCAAAGCTTCCATGTGCGGCGACTCAAAGACGCCAGTCATGCGGCCCTTCGTAATAACTTCACGCCAGTGATCGGGCGAGTCGATGATTGCGGTACCTTCGCCGGGAATTCCGACTCGGTATTCGTCGTGTTTGGAATCGTAAGTC